GGAACCATTGCACAATAAACCTGATCCGGTGGAACCATTGCACAATAAACCTGATCCGGTGGAACCATTGCACAATAAACCTGATCCAGTGGAACCAATGCAGGTAAACCTGATCCGGTGGAACCATTGCACAATAAACCCATCCGGTGGAACCATTGCACAATAAACCTGATCCGGTGGAACCATTGCACAATAAACCCATCCGGTGGAACCATTGCACAATAAACCCATCCGGTGGAACCATTGCACAATAAACCTGATCCAGTGGAACCAGATAAAGCAAAAAAAAAGGCCGCAATAATGCAGCCTATAAAATATAGTTAATTATTTAATCCTCTATTAATTCAATTGATTTTATTATCATCATTAAATGAATGTGAGTTTTATGATTAAATTGATTAATTACAATTTCTTTTCTTTTCATTTTATCTTTTGCACTAATTAACTGTGTATCACTTAATGTAACTTTTTTTTCAGTTATTGCAAAGCTTAATGTATCCTCAAATTTTATTTTGTAGTTTTTCATATATTATCATTTATATCGTAATTTAGTTCTTTTCTAAATATTACACGTGTAGGGTATCCTAACAAAATATAATTTTTTTTATCTTCATGAATTAATCTTTTATCTTTTGCCAAGCCTTGACTGTTGCATTCATACTCTGAAGCATCTTCCCAACAATTAGAATAATATTGTTGTATTACTAATAAATATTTGTATTTGTTCATTTTAAATAGTTTTTCCAAAGGTTAATAAATATTTTTTGTCAAAATTATGACACCCAATTTTAACTATTTTAGTGTCGATATAATCAACTGAATAATTCAAAATATTTTCGCCAACTTTTAAGGTATTGTTTACAATTGAATTATATAATCGTTTTGCGGCCTCAATTGGTATTTGCACGCCTTGAGTTGTTTCTACTCTATTGTTATCAATATTGAATCTTAAAAAATCTTTTTTAATATCTGAATATACCCGGTTAACCTCAAAAGAATAAAACTTTTCTAATTGTTTTTTGTGTGCTTTTATTTGTTCCTTTTGCTTTAGTTTTTCCTCAATCTTTTTTAACTGTTCACGCTTTTCGTTAAATTCTTTAAATTGTTCTTTGCCGGTTATTTTCATTATATTATCTAATAAAACAGGCGTTGATAAATTAAAAAATTCAATATATTTTTTTGCCTGATTGCTTAAATGATCAATTTCATTCAAATATAGTTCCGGCTTTTTTGCCCTGTCTAATTTTTCGGCTTGCTTTGTTATTGCATTATACCAATGTTCTAAATTACTCGAATGATTAAAAATATCGGGGAAATTGCAATAAATTATATTCCTATTTCGTACCGATTGGCGTGTTATATTGATATGTTTTGCGGTTGTATTCGAGTAGGTACGTGTTGTAAATAAAACGGCAATTTCTCCAGCTTCATTTATTACGTGCTTTGCAATTGGGAAATGAGAGCCGTAACTATAAATTGTATTATCATAAAAGTAATAACTATTATTACTGTTGCGAGCTTCGCTTTGTTGCTTATTAGCCCAAAGGTGAGCAATTGCTGATTGATCATTCAATACTTTTTTCATGGTTTGTAGTTTTTAAAGTTGGTTAATTAGTTTAGTTAGTGAACATTATATAATAAATCCAGATAGTGCAATAAATAACGGCCATGAATAAAAGTAAGGCCGTAATTAACGAAATGTAAAATAGTAGTTTTTTCATGTTTTTTTATTTTTGTTTAGAATGTAAAAATACAATTCTTTTTTTAATTTGCAAATTTATTTTTGTTTTTTGTCAAATATTTTTTTATTCAATACTTTATTTTATTTATTTGTGTGTAGAATGTAACCGATATTGATAATAATGTAGTGCATTTGTAACTGATAAAAATCAGTGTTAATAACGCTTTAAGTAGATGTAACCTATTTATACTTACTTTATAGGGTAGGGGTAAAAGTATATAGTAAAATAGTAAAAGGGGAAAAAGGGGTAAAGAATAGGAAAAGGGCTAAAAACCCCTCATGAACTACTTTTGTAATATGTAGAGTTTATACTACACAATGTCAAGTTTACTTTACATTTGTATTTTTATCCTGCTTTGTGGTAACCGGACAAACAAACAAAGATCCGGTTAAACTTTTTTAAATTACAACCGAACATGACCGGCAATAATCCACAAAGCGACAAAAATAGAAATTCCCACAACCAGTTAATAATTAGGGTTGATCCTGTTATAAATTCCCACAACAAAAAAAAGTCTATTTAACATAATACACGTTATTAGGAAAAAATACTTTGGCCGGTTCACTTTTCCCACTTGGCACCAATTCCCTTATATATAAGGCCTATCTATAATTGAATACTTTTCGTAATATGCTGGGCAATTTACCCACCCCTACCATAGAGGTACCACCTCGGCAAATTTTTTGCCTATAAACATATATTAACAAAATAAAAATGTATTGTAAATCTTCTACCCTTTTTTGATTTACGATTCAGCATTGAAGGGCATTTCCAAAATTTTTTGTTCCGAAAAGGTCTATTATAAAAATAATTAATTTGTACGATGTCACAAATATTTCAATAGTTTTACTTAAAAATTACGATATGCCACCAAGGTCAAAGGAGAAGACACCAGAAGAAGAGAAAGTAATATCAACCGCCATCCAAGCCATTACCGAGAGGTATGGTAGTCTTAAAGATGGATTCATCGCACTTCTGAGTTCTAAGCAGCCACCACTTATAAGGTTTGTATTTGAACACGCAGTAGGTAAACCAAAGGAGCAGTTGGATATAGACACAGTTAAGCGTATAGAACATATTCAGGTTATCCAGTTGCCACACAATAATCGTGAAAGAATCTCTGAGGTGCTTGAGCCGATAGAGGAAACGATTGATGTAAAAGAGAGTGCTAAAATATTAAATGATAGTTATGGCCAAGAAAGCGAAGAAGAAGATTGATTTCATCAAGCCTCAGCCGGGTTATCAGGAGATAGCGTTAAGTAGTCAAGCCGATATTGTTATTGGAGGTGCTGCTGCATTTGTTGGGAAGACATTTGCACTTCTTCTTGATCCACTTCGCCATGTTGGCATCCAAGAGTTTGGGGGTGTGATATTTCGTAGGACAAGTGTTCAGATACGAAATGAGGGAGGGTTATGGGACACGAGTATGAAGTTATATCCGATAATGGGAGCAGAGCCAAGGGAGTCATCGCTTGACTGGCAGTTTCCATCAGGGTCAAAGTTGTCATTTCGCCATTTGGAGTATGAGAAGAATAAATTTGATTGGCAAGGATCACAAATTACATTTTTAGGATTTGATGAGTTGACTCACTTTACTGAAACGATGTTTTTCTATTTATTGTCAAGGAACAGGTCGAGTTGTGGAGTGAAACCTTATGTTAGGGCAACGTGTAACCCTGACCCAGATAGTTGGGTGTATAAGTTGATTGAGTGGTGGATAGATAAGGAAAGTGGCTTTCCGATATTGGAGAGAAGAGGGGTGCTTAGATATTTTATAAAATATGGGAATGATTATATTTGGGGGAATAGTTATGATGAGGTAAAAAAGAATGCGTGGCATATTATTCAGCCGTTGATAGAGCAGTCAGGATTAAATGCAGAGGATTTTATAAAATCAATTACTTTTGTAAGTGGGTCGATATATGACAACAAAGAAGGTTTGAAGATTGATCCAAGTTATCCGGGTAATTTGTTGTCGCAGGATGATGAAACTCGAAGGCAGTTGTTGGAGGGTAAGTGGAAAGTGAGTCAGAGTCCGAATGATATTTTTGACCATGGTGCATTTATAAGATTATTTGACATAGAGAGAAATGTTGTGAAGAAGGGTAAATACATAACTGCCGATATTGCGATGAAGGGAAGCAATAAATTGGTTGTTGGTTATTGGGAAGGGTGGGAGTTGATGGATATTGAGATTATGGATAAAAGTGATGGTATGCAAGTTGTGGAACTTATTAACAAATTAGCAGATAAATATAATGTAGAAAATCGCTACATTTGTTATGACAGTGATGGTGTTGGTTCGTACATAGATGGATTTATCAAGGGAGCAGTTCCATTTAATGGTGGTGGTGCGGTGATGGGAGTGAATGATCCAACAAGTGGAAGGTATATAAAAGAGAATTATTTCAATTTGAAAACTCAATGTTATTACAGGGTAGGTAATAGGGTTGGAAGAGATGAGATGAAGATAAATGAGAGGGTTGCTAATAAGATGTACAATAGCCAAATGACAGTAAGACAAAGGTTTTTATATGAAAGGAAGGCTATAAAAAGAGATAGAGTTGATTTTGATGGTAAACTTAAAATCATTTCTAAGGATGAGATGAAAACAAAACTTAGTGGCGATTCACCAGATTTAATGGATATGTTTATGATGAGGGAAATTTTTGAATTAAAACCTAAAATAGTTTTTGCATATGCGAATAATTGATAAATTATTTGGAACATCCAAAGTAGTGAACGATTTAAAGAGTCAAATAAAACAACTTCAGAACAGGTCTATTGCAATCCAATTAAATGCTTCCACATCCATTTTTCCAACTTATCAGGAGCTTGAGAATATCAACACATATACTACTGTTGATGATGTGTATTCAATCGTTACACTTCTTGCTGAAACTGCGGCAAGGATTCCGATGTATGGTTACAAGATTGTTAGTGAGTCTTCAATGAAGAATTATAAAAGATTCAGTCAGACATCAATCAATGGTAAATATTACAGAAGGAAGGCGATGCAAGATTTACCTGATGAAGATCCATTTGTTCAGTTTATTGAAAGCATTGATTATGCAGAGAAGATAAAGTACTACACGATACTTTACATTGCAGGTGAATTATTTTTGTATAAACACATAATTGAGTTTGGGCCTAACAAAGGAAAAATTCAATTGCACGTTTTAAACAATCAAAACATATCAGTTATACTTTCTGATAGTTTTCCTCAACAAGTTTTAGGATATAGATATTACGATGTAGATTTCGAAGGAGAGTTTAAGGTTAACGAAGTGATGCACATTAAGTATTTCAATCCTGATTATTCAAATGGGAGAAACTTTAGAGGATTAAGTCCACTTCAAGTGTTGAGTAAAAGATTGACAAGATTAGAAGCAGGCATGAACGCTTCTGTTGCTCAGGTTCAGAATGGTGGTGTTCCGGGAATAGTTTATGAAAAGAGTGATTATGCGATTGAAAGTTTAGGTCAAAGAAAAAATGACTTTTCAAGTTATTTAAAAAATTCAAGTAACAAAGGTGCTCCATACTTTGCAGCAGGTGAGATGGGATATATAGAATTAGGATTGTCACTTGCTGATATGAACGTACTTGATTTGCAAAGCATAGATTTTACAAAGCTTTGTAATGCTTATAAAATACCAGAGGTATTGTTAAACAATCATAAGGCATCAACAGATAACAATGTTAACTGGGCTGAAAAAAGATTGTATACAAATAGTATTCTTCCAAACATTTATTTGCTTCGTGATGCTTTTGTCAATCAGATTGCTCCATTGTTTGGTGGTAGTGTTAAAAGAACAATTGAGATTGATTTAAGTGAGATACCATCACTTCATGAAGATATAAAACAACAAGCAAGTGCATTGGATGCTATGTGGTGGATAACACCAAATGAGAAGAGAGATATAATGCAGTTTGAGGAAATTGATAATCCATTAATGGATCAGATATTGATTGATACGAATAAAATGTTGTTAGGAGATTTACAAATAGTTAATCCTATAATACCACCCGGAGAATAATGCTTAGCGTAGAAGGGATAGTTAATGCAATAGAAGATAAAATGTTCTATTTAATATTGGAACATTTGCCTATGCCTGATTGTCCACAAAAGAAGGCTCATAGAAAGTGGAAGAAAGAGCAAGTATATAAATTGCTCATAGAAAATCTAAATAAAAAATTGCAAGATGAATGCTAACGATAAACGCAATTATATTATAAAGTGGAATAGATTTCAGCAACAATATGAAAAATATTTTGAGAAGAAATTTGTTACTGCTTTACAATTGCAATTAAAGGCATTCATAAAATCACAAGATGTGATGTCAATACCATCTTATCCAATTTACGATGTTTTACAAATGTTGTATAAAACTTGTGGCGTTGAATGGGCGAAGATAAGTAGCAAGTTTATTAAGAAGTCTGATGGTCAGATGGGAATCAATGAAAGAATAATTGAATTGATGAATCAATATTTCGGAATTGATTTATTAAATGATGCAGAGTTGATGACAAGATATAGCAGAGAAATTATTTCAAATGTTTTAATCTCATCAATAGAAAAAGGTTTGTCATTTGATGATATTGTAAAGTTATTATTAGTCCATCCAGAGTTCAACCAAATGAGGGCGATGAGAATTGCAAGAACTGAAACAGTTACTGCTGCAAATGGTGCTGCATATATTTACGCAAATGAATCTGGGGTAGAGTTAAATAAAATTTGGATTGCAGTAAAAGACAACAGAACAAGACATGATCATTCGCTTGTGGATGGGACTACGATAGATTACAATCAACCATTTATTGTTGGAGGAATTGAGATGATGCAACCGGGTGTAAGAACTCAGCCAAATGGATTACCAGTACCTGCAAAGGAAACAGTTAATTGCAGATGCACTTCTGCTTATGTAGGAAAAAGAGATTCTCAAGGAAGAATCATTTCAAGGAGTTAAAAACCACTTTTTCAGTCTTTCTTTCTTTCTCTATTTTATCAAGAATTGCAATTTCTACAAATTTTGATATTTTATAGAGGGGTGGAATATTTTTCATAAGCTCATCATAAACTTCATCAGATATTCTTACATTTCTTCCTTTGGCTTTCATAATATTAGTTTTAACACAAAATAACATAAATTTTGTGGAAATAATTAATAATAAAAAGATTAATTTTAATTGTGAATGATATTTTTACATATAAGAATAGCAGTTTAAGTGCGAACATCTCAGATGTAAGCCCTAAACAAGGTATTGTAACAGGTTATTTTGCTCATTTTAATAATGTAGATTCCGATGGTGATATAATAATGCCAAAGGCTTTTACAAAGACAATTAAAGAGAATGGGCCTAATTCTAATAGTCCTCGTATAAAGCATTTGATGAATCACAATCCATCTGAGCCTTTAGGGAAGCTTTTAAATTTAAAAGAAGATTCAATAGGGTTAACTTATGAATCTCAAATTGGAACGCATAATTTAGGTCAAGATTTTATAAAAATGGTTGAGAGTGGGTTAATAACTGAGCATTCAATTGGATTTCAGATATTAAAGCGCAATCAAATTCAGTCTTATGAGGAATACATGAAGAATCCTGCAAAAGGATGGTATGAAATAACTGAAGTTAAACTTTATGAAGGATCTTCATTAACGGCTTGGGGAGCAAATCCATTGACTCCAATAACTTCTTTGAAATCAGAATTTGATATTGAAATGATTTCAAAACAACAAAAAGCGATAGAGAAATTTTGTCGCAATTCTGATGCAACTGATGAAACAATAGAATTATTGTTGATTCATTCTAAGCAATTGGCACAACTCGTATTTGATATAAATAAAAGCACTTTGCCGGAA